GATTTCGAACCAAGTGGTGACCTTCCGTTCTAAAAATATTTTTTAACCCGAACCCCATTAACAAAGTGGGGTTCATTTTTAAATCCTAAATGAAAATTCAAATTAAAATGATTGATGCTCTTGCTCTAAAATATGAGAGTGAGATAGCAGAGGCTGAGGCCACCTTATTGGTTTATTTCTCTAATCCTGTTGGAATTGGTGAACATCCACAACACTTAGAAGAAATGGATAAGTATGTTGAGAAAATGGCTAATGCTAAAGACAAGTTGGAAACACTAAAAGAATTTGTAAAATATAATTTAAACAATGGCAATTAAGAAAACGGATTTCAGTAGTATTAAAAAGAAGTTCTCTACCTCAGCAAAGTACAAACAACAAAGATACTTTGACTTGGGTACTGAGTTCTTGGATGCTGTTGGATTACCAGGTCCTGCTGTAGGTCACCTAAATATGTTTTTGGGTCACTCTGATACTGGTAAAACAACTGCTTTAGTAAAAACTGCGGTAGATGCTCAAAGAAAGGGTATTCTACCTGTGTTCATAATCACAGAACAAAAATGGAGTTTTGAACACGCAAAATTGATGGGGCTACAATGTGAAGAAGTTGTAGACGAAGAAACAGGTGAAGTTGATTGGGATGGTTTTTATATCTTTAACAATAACTTCGAATACATTGAACAAATCACAGATTATATCAACGACTTACTTGATGCACAAGAAAAAGGTGACCTTGAATATAGTTTATGTTTTATGTGGGACTCAGTTGGTTCAATTCCTTGTAAAATGACCTTTGAAGGTAAAGGTGGAAAACAACATAACGCATCAGTTCTTGCTGATAAAATTGGTATGGGTATTAATCAAAGAATTTCAGGTTCTAGAAAAGCGGACTCAAAGTTTGAAAATACTTTGATTATCGTGAACCAACCATGGGTTGAGTTACCAGATAACCCCTTCGGACAACCAAAGATTAAAGCTAAAGGTGGTGAAGCAATATGGTTGAACTCTTCTTTGGTATTTTTGTTTGGTAATCAAAAAGGTGCTGGTACAACCAAGATTACGGCAACTAAAGATAAAAGAAGTGTTAAGTTTGCATCAAGAACTAAAGTATCTGTATTGAAGAACCATATTAATGGTTTGGGATATGATGATGGTAAGATAATTGTAACTCCCCACGGATTCTTATCAGGTAAAGATACAACTGAAGAAAAAGCTTCTATTGAAAAATATAAGAAAGAATACGCAGATTATTGGAAAGATTTATTAGGTTTGGAGGGAGATTTCGATTTGAAAGAAGAAAAAGAATATGAATAAACTAAAAGTAATATCACTATTTTCGGGTTATGGTACACAAGAGTTGGCACTGAAATACATCGGTGTTAACTATGAAGATGTTGCAAATTGTGACATCCTTAAAGTTGCGAACATAGCTTATGATTCATTACACGAGACAACATTGGGTAACTTGGGGGACATATCAAAGGTTAACGAAGATAGTTTCCCCCAATGTGACCTGATGACCTATTCTTTCCCTTGTCAAGATATATCAATATCAGGGGTACAAAAGGGCATTCAAAAAGGTACAAGAAGTGGTTTGTTATATGAAGTTGAAAGGATTTTGACAAAGAACCAACCGAAGTATCTTTTGATGGAGAATGTTAAAAACTTGGTGTCACATAATCACATTGAGAACTTCAAAGCTCATATTTCATTCTTAAATGAGTTGGGTTATGGTTGTTCTTGGAAGGTCTTGAATGGTGCTGACTATGGTTGTCCACAGAATAGAGAGAGGGTGTTTATGATGTCCGTATTTGGTTTGACAAATGATGAAGTTGAAACAATTATGAGTGGTGTTGAGAAACATAAGAAAGATAGAGTTCCTATGAGACCATTCATCGAAAATGAGATTACAGAGGACTTATTTATCACTTGTGACATTACACCTAACCATCCCAAAAAAGATAGTGTGTGCAAACTTGTGGCAAGGAGAAACGATGTTAACTACGACCAAGCAAGACGAGTTTATTCAATTGATGGTTGTTCCCCTTGTTTAACAACAACTGGTTCACCACAGATTATGGTTGATGGCAGAATAAGAACTATCACAGGAAGAGAAGCTTACAGATTTATGGGTGTTAGAGAAGAAGATATTGATAAACTATTATCAACAAGTTTAACAACTAATAATCATATTGCGTTGGCGGGTAACTCCATTTGTGTACCAGTAATGGAAGCTATCTTTACAGAGTTCTTGGGTAAGTATATCACTCAAACAAAAGAAACAAAATCGTTCACACAATTAAGTTTATTTTAAATGACAAGAACATTATTGGTCGATGGAAACAACCTCATGAAGATAGGTTTCCATGGTGTGAAAGATTATTATCATAATGGTAATCATATTGGGGGTATATGGCACTTCCTAAACACTATTAGAAGATTCATTGAAGAATATAACTTTGACAAATCGGTTGTGTTTTGGGATGGCGAGGGTAACTCAAGTAAAAGAAAAATCATTTACCCCCAATATAAAGAAAACAGAATCCAAGAATCTAACGAGTTTAAGGTTCAATCATTTACCTATCAAAAAGAGAGGGTAAAACAATACTTGGAGGAGATGTTCATTCGTCAAGTGAACATAGAAAATAACGAAGCTGATGACTTAATTGCTTATTATTGTCAAATAGCAACTGACGAAAAGATTACCATTTTTTCATCGGATAAAGATTTAACCCAACTTATATCACAGAATGTTTCCATTTATTCACCATCAGCCAAGCAATTGTATAGTTTTGGTGATAAAATTAAACTTAAAGAACATGAGATTCCTCACAACAATATTTTAACATATAAAATATTGGCAGGAGATAAATCTGATAATATTGATGGAATCTATTATTTGGGTGACAAAACTTTATTTAAATTATTTCCCGAACTACTTGAACAAGATGTAACAATTAACGATATTTTATCCAAGGCTGAAAATCTCCTCAAAGAAGATAAAGAGAATAACACACTCAAAAATCTTTTAACAGGTAAGACAAAGACAGGAATTTATGGGGAAGAATTTTTTCAAATCAACCAAAAGATTGTAGATTTGTCAGACCCATTGATAGATGATGAGGGGAGAGAGGTGGTTGAATTATATTATAAGGAAACACTTGACCCCGATGGAAGAGGACATCGAAATCTAATTAAAATGATGATGGAAGATGGATTCTTCAAGTTCTTACCAAAAGGAGATGATGCTTGGGTGAACTTCTTAAAACCCTTTTTAAAACTAACAAGAAAAGAAAAACACAATTTTAAAACAAAAAAGTAAAAACAATGAGAGAGCAAGACATTACCAAATTGGAGTTCTTAATGATGGTTAACGACAACATCATAGTTCAAAGATACTTCAATGTTAGAGATTACAATCCTGATGCAAGAAATTCAGTTGATTTCAAAGAGTATATGGATGATTTAATCCATAACTTGAATTATCAACTTAAGATGAAAGCTGTGAGTTATTTGTTGGAGAATCAATATGATATCACAAACAAACCTGACATCCTTAATACCTCCTATGTAGATGGCCCTGAGTACTTTAACATTTATTTAAAACAAGGGGACAAGTTACTTTGTCATAGAAGATTTGACGCTAAAATCTACCCTCCAAAGATTAGATACACAGTTGACATCAGACAAACAATCAAAGGAATTTTATCAGAATTAACTAGTTTATTTTCAGCAAGAGACCTTTCTTTTGATTATCTTGGACTTAATACAAGAGTGTAATATTTATTCATACAACAAATTTAAACTATGTCATCTAACAAAAATTTTGATTATTTAGGGAGCTCATTTCAGATACAACTACTTAATCAAATTGTGGTAGATAGTACCTTTTCAAGGTCAATAATTGATGTAATAGAACCTAATTATTTCGAAAACAAATACTTCAAACTCATCATACAGATGATTAAAGAGTATAATCAAAAGTGGGACTCAGTGCCCACTTTTGACACATTGGAACAAATCACAAAATCTGAGTTTCAACAAGAACAAATTGCTAAAGTAGTAATTGACACACTTAAGAAAATTAAGGATGCACCTATCTCTGGTGGGGATTTCGTTCAAGAGAAAGCGTTAAAGTTCTGTA